ATGGCTAAAAGCAACTATAGTTGTGTCACACGCCCCAGTAGCAGAGAATACCATCTCTCCAGTAGCAGCTGACGGAAGTATGTTAAGCAGAAGCTCATAGCTAATAACATCACTGAAAAACTGAAACGTAGGTGCGAAGTAATCGTTTCCAGCATCTGCAAGGGCTGCCATTTGAGACGTAGATGCACCAGCAATACCTACTGCATAAATATCTATGTTGACAAAATCAGGGCCACCTATGGTAGTTGTTGCTGCTGATATATCCGATATACTTCCATCATTAGTTATAATGATGATTTTTTCAGCGTCAGCTCTTGCGCCTGTTCCAGAACTAAGCTCTTCTTCAGCATCGCCTATAGCTGCGTTTATAGCTGTGCCGCCGCTTGGGTCCGCTATACCGTCTAACGACTCCAACAAAAGGCAGTAATCGTTAGTTAGAGACTGCTCCAGCTGCTCTGACCCATTAGAAGAGTAGCTAAAAAGAGCTATTCTTACTGTATCGTCTTCAAGAAGGCCGAAGTCTCTGAACCCCCTTATTATATTTCGTATCCCTTCTTTCTGTGTTTCCCACTGAGCAGCAGCACTTCCAGATCTGTCAATGACAATCGATACGTCATACAAACCGATGGGATCAATCTGAGTTGTGTAATCGTGACACTCTTCTTCTATGAACGGAATGATTGTTCCTTCTGAGTCGTCACAACACAGATAGAAGCAAACCACAAACATGCCTCCGTCACCAAAAGGCCAGGTGTTGTCTGAGTTTGTACCCCCTAAGTAATTTACGTTTACAGTGTATATATCTACCCCAGGCTGAACCTGAAGACCTCCCGAAGCCTGTGCCCCACCAATTACCGAATACCACTCTACCCCGTAATTCCCGTCTCCGTAAATACCTGATACAGAAATATTTACAGAAAACCCATCTGGTAGTCCATTATTTATAAGATTGAGGAAGTCGTTCGTTATTCCGCCACCTCCTAGATAAAATGTGTTTGTTTCGCTTATAGGATCGTTTGAGCTTCCTGCTGGTGACGGCCACCACCAGTTGGTTTCAAATGGCGTTGTGTCGCTTGGAAGTCCAGTAGTAGTGTTTAACTGGCTTCGCAGCATGTAGTACTCTTGGCATACACCTCCGTATCCTCCGCCTACAGGACCTGTACCTCCAGGGTTATTTCCTCCTTCGCCACCATCAGGGCCACCGACACCTCCCCCTATTGCTGGGGTGATACAGAACTTATACCAAGAGCTGCAATCCGCACCAAAACCAAGACCTGGAAGCTGAGTTGTGCTACCGTTTTCTATTTCTCCGATGTACTGGAGGTTAGAAAACTTAAACACCCCCTGACCAGATACGTCTGGAATGTATCCAGCACTATTGAATATCCACTCCCACCCGTCTCCATTACAGTCTACGGCTGATATCAATCCAGCGCCTCCGCCTTGATTGATTAATTCTAGTATTTCTGCATACCCGTTTGTCTCTGTATCCCAGCCATCATCCTCAGCAAAGTTTAAGTAGTGGTGGTCGCCTAGATATATTATGTCTACTTCGCTTGCTGGCTCACTAGAAGAAGGATCAAAGACGCCAAAAGCAGCATTTCCACTAGAGTCACCTATTATGCCAATGGCGTTCATTGACTCAGCTGTGGTCTTGTAAAAGAAACACTCCTGACCCGTTAAGGGGCCTGCGGGACCAGTAACGCCAGTGACACCCGTTACGCCTGTGGGGCCCGTAGTGCCCGTAGGTCCAGTAGGACCCGTAGTGCCCGTAGGTCCAGTAGGACCTGTTACCCCAGTGACCCCCGTTGGGCCTGTAGGTCCAGTAGGACCTGTTGCTCCAGTGGCCCCCGTTGGGCCTGTAGGGCCAGGAACTGTAGAGTCATTACCCGTTGGTCCTGTAGGGCCTACGATGTCTATCTCGAAGTAGTTGTCGCCCCCATATATATAGAACGTACCATCCTGAATTATGTAGTATATGTCGCCAGTAGCAGCATTGTCAGGAAGGTCTCCAGTAGCGTCTACTGTTCCAGTTATTTCAAGACCAGATCCCGTAGGTCCAGTAGCACCAGTGATTCCAGTGGGCCCTGTAGGACCCGTGGGTCCCGTTGGTCCTGTCGGACCTGTCGGACCTGTAACGCCTGGGGCGCCGTCTTCACCAACACTACCGATTTCTATAAAGGTGTCGCCATCATAAAAATAAATAGTCTCGTTTACAACAATGAGGTCTCCAGTAGCCGCATTTGTTGCGTCTGCAGTTGCGTCAAAAACACCGTCTATATCAAGACCCTGTCCAGTAGCTCCTGTTGGCCCTGGAACTGTAGAGTCAGCACCTGTTGGGCCCTGGACACCCTGTGGTCCTTGAGGTCCTGTTGGGCCCACGATAGAGATTTCTATCCACTCAGTTCCGTTCCATATATACGTTTCGTTATTGAAAAAAGTTATGTCGCCAGTAGCTGGATCTACTATGTCACCAGTAGCCTCGAAATAGTTTATTTCAACCCCATCTCCAGTAGGTCCTTGGGGTCCATCGAAACCCCTAGGGCCTTCTGGGCCTTCTGGGCCCGTGGGGCCCGCAGGACCCTGTTCTCCTTGACCTCCGTCCGAACCCGTCTCCCCTCTAGGGCCTCCGTCTCCAGGTTCGCCTTGTGGGCCCTGTGGACCTTCGGGACCTGTAGGTCCCCGTTCTCCTTGAGGTCCTTGAGGACCAACAACAACCCCGTCAAAAGAGTTGACATCAATGTACGTAGAAGGGTCTACTGATATGGCTACACCGCAAAGATCTTCTGATACAGTAATAACCTCTGCTTCTGTCGGTACGGGGCAGACTATAGTTACTGATACATCGTTCTGAGTTGCAACGCATGCCGTCTCAGTAGTTTGAGTCAGGTCGATGCATGTGACCTCAGAGTCAGATACCGTAATAGTACAGCTCGCGGGCTTACTGACATCTATAGTCCCCGCATTCTCTATTACGACTGTTATTTCTGCATTAGACGAGAGTGACATCTTCGTTCACCTTGAAGGTGCCAAACAAGTAGGTTTTTACTGTGCTGTTATCTGTGTTCTGCAAGTCATACACAAAAAGACCTGAATCTATAGCGGCCATAACAGTAGCTACTGCCTGAACAGTAAGTTTTGAATTGGTTTCTGTTCCATTGGTAACTGTGTAACTAAAACTCGTGTCCTCAATGATCGCAGTTGCTGATGTATCAGTTTCCCGAACATCCATAGCCCAACCGCTTGTAGGCATTTCTTTCCCGAAATCCAGAGCAAGGGTAAAAGTATCTCCCTTTCTACAAATGATATCCAGCCTGGCGGCGGTATCAAGATTAACTGTTGTCTTGCTGGCCTTGCTCATTTTGTATTGCTTGCTGTATTATTTGATCAGGGGTCATTGGCCCTTCTTGCTGTTGCATGGGCTGAGGTTCACCTATCTCCCCTCTAGTTCCTTGTCTCTGTGAGATTAGTTTGCTTTGATCTGCGGTCTGCTTACCAACCCGCATGTCCTTTCGGTCCTCCTTGAAGACCTCCAGTTTCTCCCTGAACTCCTGGTCATCGGTCTTGAATCCAAGTGTGGCCTGAGCCTTCATGATCTCAATCTCCTTTCTGTGCTGATGACGAAGAACTTCGAGCTGAGATTCAAGCTGAGCCTTTAGCTGCATAGCTTGCGCGTCGATCTGAGCCTGCATCTGCATCTCTTGCTGCTTAGCTTGTGATGCCGCCTGAGTAGACTGGATCTGAGCCTGTGACTGCGCTTGAACGTTTTGCTGGGCCATTTGCTGGTTCCTAGCAATCCTTTTCTTTCTTCTTACGATCAAAAGGCGCTCTGCCTGATTTACATCCTTGAGCTGCCTTATCGCTATGGCGTCCTCGATGTCTAACTCCTTTTGAGCCAGAGACGCCTGTATGTTTTGTTCGAGATACTGCTTCTCAACCTCCTCCATCTCCTTGACGACCGTAACTCCGAAGTTGTACATGGGGAGGTCAGAGAAGGTGTTGAGCATAGAGACGTTCTCCTTACCTATGGCGTTCTCATACGCTCTGTACAAGATGCTTCCCCTGGGAATCACTTGGAGACACTTGACAATGTCAGAGCAAACCTTCTTGAACAGAACCATAGATGAGTTCGTGATGTCGTAGATGGCGTTGTTTCCAGCCGCGATAGCCTGCTGCCTAACACCCACGAGTTGATCGCCTTTCGGGGTAGAGGCGTCCATGGCCTCGTTGATTCCCGTAGCATCCCTAATCAGCCTCAGGTAGTGATTGTAGAGGTTGATGAACTCGTTGATGTTCCGTATGTTGTTACCGATTTCCCTGATGGGAGGGTTCTGGAAACCGCCTTCGGGATTCTTGCTGCGGTAGTAGAAGACACCCGTTTGTTCGTAGATGTCGTGGAGTTCGAGAGGTTGGAGCTCACCCCCTTTGCCGAGCTGAACGTTCTCCAAACCCTCGATATCAATGATGATACCATCGGGCTTTGCTTTTGCTATTGCCTGTTGAATTTTCAGGTGCGTGAGCTGCAACTGGTCTGCGAAACCAATGCAACTGTCTACCATGGACTTCGGAATATTTCCGTCAAGATTAGTAGCAACGACAGAGTAAGAAAGATTGGTACGACTAAGGTCATGTATGTTTTTAGGGACGTTCTTTTTGATTCCGTAATCAAACAGCTTGTCGCACCCCATTATATATGACCCTCCGTACACAGCCACATTCGGCATCTTTGTTACAGACCTTTTGTATACTGAGTTACTTGGGGCTTTGTAGTTCTCCTCCTTTTGGTAGAACCCAACATTCCCGTACTTGCTTTGCTTTTCCTCGAAGACCATCATGTCTACAGAAAGGAACTCAAAGTCCAAGACGTCGACCATGTACTGGTCGTACTCGTTTCTACCCTTACTATCGTTCAGGTAAGCCCGCATGGCGGTGGTGTCGTACTGGTACCTTTTAGCTACGGTCTTGGCGATCTTTTCGTACTCATCGTCGGTAAACTGGTCCCCAGCAACCCTTCGAAGCTCCTGCAAAGAGATTCTCTTGACATGACCAGCGTACACAATGTCCCCAAAGTTGGGGTCTTCAGTGTAGCTGTGAACGAAGTTTTTAGGGTCCACGTAGTCGACCTTGATTCCGTAGTTGGGGTCATTGCTCCTCTTAGTGACCGCCATGCCCAGGGTGGCTATATCATTGACGCACCTTCTGTAAGTAGAATCGTTGAAGTCGTTCCACTTCAGGGTCATGTTGGTGGCTACCTGAGCCGCAACCTCAGAGGCAGACTTTATGTTGGTTTCCAGAAATATTTCAGCTTCCTCAAGGGTTTCAGGTATCTCCTGACCTTGAGTCAGGTCTACACCTACCTTGTCTTTAATCTGAGAGATCTTGTCCTTGTTCTGGACAAGCATCTTCACCTTTCTTCTCTCCGCGTCTTTTTCAGAGGCTGAGAGGGGGTCGACGGCTTCTAGGTTCGGGTACGGATCACTTGATAGTATCTTGTTTACCACGATCCTGACAAACTTGGGCAAAATCGGGACGGGAGTAAAGTCAAGGTTCAAGAAACTTCCGTCGTTGTTCGACGGGTCGAGGCTGTTCAACAACTGCCTGTAGATGCTCGTGTCTTGGGTTCCGTTAGCGTAAGCTCTATTTCTTTCAAACGTCCTAGACCTCTTTTTATACAAAGAGTTGTCGCGCTCTACGGCACCCCACTGCGAGGAAATGGCCTTCGCGTATGACAGACCGTACTCCTTACCCTCCTTCTCCGCCTTGTTTGCCAGCGGGTTTGGAAAGCCTACAGTGTTCTTCCCGTGCTTACCGTACATCTAACGGCAAATATAACAAACTTAGCGGTGCCATTCTTTTGGCTTTACCTTCCTGACAAACCTCTTGCCCTCGAAGTTTGAAGCTTTTCTTTCTTGCTTAACTTTTTGAGCTGCAAGAAGCGCAAGTCCTGAGCTAATAGTAAGGTCATACTTTGTCCTATTGCTGATTTTGTAGCCTATCCAATCCTCAAGAGTTCTGTTGAAATACATGTTCCCGAAGTCTGCGGTCTCTGGCTTTACACCTACGTGGTTGTGGATGTAAGCTTCGATCGCGTGAGCATGAGCCTGAATCACATCAACAGAGTTCGACGGTATCCCCTTTGTCTTGACCTTCATTGTAGACCCTGGGGGAGTGAGGTGTTTAGGTCGATCCAAGACGTAACCGTCCCAACCCCTCTTCTCAAAGTACCGTACAATACCGTATTTGTTGTTCTCGATGAGTAGCGGGTACCCATAGAAAACAGACGCCATAAGAACGTCTTCGTAAAATATACTGGCTAGATCTGGCCTAGACGCATACTCAAGCACAAACATGTTGCTTGGGGTTTTGTCATCCATGTTAAACTTGTTGTACAGATGAAGAGCCCCCTTAGAACCCCTTCCGTCAACAGTTTCGTCTAGGTCATACGAGTCAACCCCACCGCACCCATACTGAGAAAACGGAGCCACCCTCTTGCCTCTTTCTTCGTATATTACATTTCGTCTATCCTTAGGTGGCATCCAGCTAACATGGAATCTCCCTTTAGGGTCTGGAGAGAACATTACCTCCTTATCCTTCACCTTCCAGATGAAGTTGCCTGTCACGACTGGGTTGGGGTACATGTTACTGTTCCAGTCTATTTGCTGATATATCTTTCCTATATTGAATATACTGCCTTCGATGCTGTCACGAAAAGCCTCGTCTTCAGTTAGAGGAAACTGACGTATGATCTCGTTGAGCTCAGAAGGGTCGTGCTTCAAGGAATCCCGCTCGTTCTTGAGATACTCTCTGCTTCCTTGATCTATAATCTCTTCGTCTATTCCTTCTACGGGTTTAGTCGGGTTTTCAGTGACCGCGTTTCCATATTTATCGAAGAACCCTTCCAATGCCTGGTCCGCTGGGATGAAAATTCTGTATAGCCCGCTTCGGGTCCTACCATTGGCGTTCCTCTCCGTGGGATCAGAGTCTTCCCACAAATTCTTGTATTCCTCACCACCCTTGTCCATCGGGTTTACTGTAGAACCGACGAGGGCTTTACCTACGACTTTCTTACCAACGATGAGACAAGTTCGCTCAATCCGCCATGCTTCTCGAATGTCGACAGGTTTCTCCCACTTTCCAGCCTCGTCGAGGTAGAGCATATGTAGCTTTTCTCCGTCGTAAGCGTTGTTAGTGGTGTTTTTCCAGTTGATGAT